AGCAACAATAACCTCTATAAACTAAAATCAATTAAACATAATGAGATTAACAAAAATTCCTCAGAATTTACATCAGGAGTACGTTCAGTACGACTAATATGTAGTCCACAGAAATCTGATTCAAAGAAATACCCATAATTTTGGATAGCAAGATCATTAAATATAAGATCGGTTTCTAAGAAACCTTTTGCTGCTTCCAAAATTGGAGTGTATTTATCCAAGAAGAAATCCCAAGTGGATACAAATTCATATTCCCGTGATAAATCACATAAAGAATATACACTTGATGTTTTTGTTAAAATTCTATTGAAGATGTCATCATACTCCTCAGAGTCAGGACTCTCTAAGTAACTTACTTTTATATACCCTAAAGCATATAAAAGATAAATCTTAAACTTAGCGATCATAGCAATATAGTATGATGACTTAGTAATTTTCTTTTGACCTACGTTAAAAACATGATCTCCTTTCTTTACAAAACAATCTATTTCCTTCTGCCAATTAAGCTCCCAAAAAGGGCTTTCATTGACCAGACCAACTCCAAGAAATTTCCTTTTGAGAAATTTATGGATTGTCAATACCCTAGAACGTGAAATTCTAGGTGGTGTTGTGTAAAGAAGAGAAGTCATACTTTTCCCGCCCACTCTTGTGGAAAGAAAACGATCTTCAATGAATAATTCTTCTCTCTTATGATGAATTTTTAAGAAAAAGTCTGAAACAGAATTCAAATTCTCAATAGGCTGAGTGTGTGAAAGTTGTTCTATTAATTTATTATATAAACCAACAAAATCAACTTCAACATCCTCAACTATTTCTCTAATCATCTGTTTAACATTCCAATTATACATAACTCTTTGATTTAAATGACCAATCTCGTAAACGAGACCTTCTTCATTAAAATAAAATTGTCTAGAATTAATGTTAAAAACTTTTTCTGAATTATTTATTGTCTTTAATTTATTACGTATCAAACCATAACAGGTTGAACACCGTTCCTGAAGTATATTCTCTTGAAGAGTCAACTTACCAACAGCATCATCACCATTTATAAA